TATATAAGTTGTATCCAGGGTTGCCCAAGCCGCCTACCAGCCATCATGCGTTGGAAGACTGCCGCAGACAAATTGACATGTTACAAGCAACCTTGCGATATTTAAATATCAAGGAATTGGCATGATCATTGGCGTTTGTGGATTTATTGGCTCAGGCAAAGATACTATTGCAGACTATCTTGTGAATCTACATCACTTCCGACGAGAAAGTTTTGCCAACACACTCAAAGATGCTGTGGCACAGGTGTTTGGATGGGACAGAACCATGCTTGAAGGGCGCACAAAACAAGCCCGTGAGTGGCGCGAACAAGTTGACCCCTGGTGGGCTGAGCGGCTAGGAATACCACATCTAACTCCACGCTACATCTTACAGCAATGGGGCACGGAAGTATGCCGGAAAGGCTTCCACGATGACATCTGGATCGCCAGCTTGGAAAACAAACTGCGCAACAGCCGGGATGATGTGGTCATAAGCGATTGCAGATTTCCTAATGAGATCAAGGCCATCAAACAATCGGGCGGCCTAGTGGTGCGTGTGGTGCGCGGCCCTGAACCCGAATGGTATGATGCGGCTGTGAGTCGCAATCGTGGACCCAATGGCAATTCAACTTGGTCACTGAGTGGGCGCAAACTGGCACAGTTGGGAGTGCATGACTCAGAAACAGCCTGGGTAGGCACAAAGTTTGATGTGGTGTTAGACAACAACGGTACTTTGGACGACCTATATCAGCAGGTCAAACAACTTGTGACCAGTTAATTATCGGGCTCTAAATCGCCCTTTTTCCAAACGCTGCCAGTGTGCTGAATGTTAATTTCACAATTTTTACAGACACTGCGCAGATTTTTAAGTTCATTGTGTGCTAAATTTCCATCTATATGGAATACTAACATTTGAGCTGACCATCTAGCTTTAAACCCGCAACAATCGCAAACCATTTTCTTTTTATAACCGGCTGCCTTCCAGCGTGGTACAAACGGTTTTGGATTCTTCTTTTTCTTTAAACATGCATCGCATTTAGTTCGATAATGCGTTATATCGTCCTTAATATAGTTTACAGCTACTGGTCTTTGTTCGCAAACACAACACAATGAACGGGCTAACTGTTTAACTGGCTTCTTAACTCGAAGTCCTGATGATCTAGTTGACGAATTATAGTAATCATCACTTTCTACTACGTCAAACAATTCAAGGTAATGATTTTCTCGATCTTTAATTTTAGTAGCATCACTGACGTACTCAAGAATTTTACGTTCGAAATTTGCTAGACCGTGTTCTCTAAGAGCACTTCGGAATTTTTTACCCCCACCTAGATACCCATCATCTTCTTTTCCGGTGTGCGCACCGATGTACTTCATGTTATCTATTTTATTAGTCCATTCATATATGAATCCAGCGTAGTCTGACATATTTTTCTCCTAAACCTTTACAAAGGTATTTATGACTGCGCCTTTTTTCCACTATTCGGTAAATATCAATAACTTGAAAAGGAATCAACCATGGCACTAGTATCACCAGGCGTAGAAGTACAAGTAATTGACGAGAGTCAATATATCCCTTCCGCTGTCAACACAGTACCCTATTTTTTAATCGCCACAGCACAGAACAAAGCTGATGCAGCCGGCGTAGGCGTAGCAGCCGGTACAACCGCTGCCAACGCAAACAAAACTTATCTCATTACCAGTCAACGAGATTTGGCAGCAACATTTGGCGTGCCATTCTTCTACAACACCACAACTGGTACACCAATCAATGGTTACGAACTCAACGAATACGGTTTGTTGGCAGCGTACTCAGCCTTGGGTGTTACAAATCGTGCGTACATTCAACGTGTGGATATTGACCTTACAGAGTTGACTGCAAGTTTAACTCGTCCCACAGGCAATGCTGACAATGGCACTTATTGGTTAGATACCAGCACCAGTCTTTGGGGTATTTTTGAGTGGAATCAAACCACCAGCACTTTTACCAACAAAGTGCCCACGGTCATAGTTGACACAGCAGATGTTGTAGGGCCCACTTCAGGTTCCAGTCTAAACTATTCAAGTGTCGCAGCCTGGCGCCCATTGCAAACCATTGGCAGCATTGGAGATTATGCTGTGAGTGCAGTGGGCATCAGCAACATCAACTATTACAAACGTGGTGGTCCTACCAGTGCAGAAACTTCTAGCACGTATCTCAGTGCTTTGTACAACACCTGGGTGCAAGTTGGCAGCGATGACTGGAAATCATCTTGGCCCACAGTGCAAGGCACTAACTCAGTGTCAGGTGCATTGACTGTTGGCTACAACTTGTACATCAATGGTACCTTGGTCACTGTTGGCGACGGCGGCACAGCATTGAGTGTAGCAGGGTTGGCCACAGCCATCAACAATGCTGCCATCACAGGCGTGTATGCTGCTTCTATCAGCAACAAACTCACAATATTTGCAACTTCAGCAGCCAGCAATGACGGCTCCACAGACGACGGTGGTGTAGTTGGCATTGAACCAGGCCCCAACAACGGTATTTCACTGTTGGCTACATTGGGCATTCTTGCCAGTTCGACCCTGGTGACCACAACTGGTTATCGCGCACCAAGTTATTTCCCAGGGTACAGTTATCAATCACCACGCTGGGCCACCGGACAAGTAAATCCAGCCCCAACTGGCAGTGTGTGGCAAAATCTCAGCACCGCCGGCGCTGGCATGAACATCAATGTCAAACAATACAGTGCTGCTTTGGATGTATTTGTATCACAAACTACCAACGTGTATCTAAATGATGAAGATGCAATTTATGCACTGGATCCCACAGGTGGTGGTAAAAGTATTCCTGTGGGCACCACTTATCTACAAAACAACAGTTTGTTGTTTAGCACAAACCCAAACAGCAATGCCAGTTTCTTGTTGTTAGAAAGAGCAGTGCTTGGAGCCACAGTGGTCACAGGCAATACAACTCCTGGACTAAATGGTGACAGTTTGTTTACCATTGGCAATACATTTCTTGTATATGCCACTCAAGCAGGCTCTAGCACAGCGGCTGCAACCTCTTACACAGTGACTTTGACTGGTACCAGTGTTGCAAGTTTTATCACTGCGGTTGGTGCAGCAAACATACCTTATGTGAGTGCAAGTGTAAACAGTGCTGGAAACATTGTGTTTACACACAGCCAAGGTGGAACAATTGCACTTGATGATACAACAGGTACACCGGTGGACACTGCAGGCTTTGTTGCAAGTTATGCTACTTTGCCAGCCACATGGACTACATTCTGTAGACCAGACCAATTTACTGGTAGTATAGTTCTGAGCAACTGGGTCACAGTACCAACATTCACCTACACTGCCAACGACACTGCACCTGATCAAGATCCTGCAGATGGTCGCTTGTGGTACTACAGTAGTGTTGATGATGTTGATATCATGATTCAAAACAACGGAGCCTGGGTTGGATATCAAAATGTAACCAATGATACTCGTGGTTTTAATTTGTTTCTGACCAACGCAACAGGACCCATTGTGGCTGCCACAGCGCCCACAACACAAACCAACACAGCTCAAAGTCCGTTGCAATACGGTGATTTGTGGATTGATTCAAGTGATTTGGAAAATTATCCATTGCTGTATCGTTGGGAACCAGTTAACGGTGTTGATCAATGGGTAGCAGTGAATACTACAGATCAAGTTAGTTCAAACGGTATCTTGTTTGCAGACGCACGTTGGGCACCCAATGGCACCACAGACCCTGTGGCCGATCCATTCCCCACAATTGTGAGTTTGTTGACCAGCAACTACTTGGACTTGGACGCACCAGATCCTGCACTGTACCCCCAAGGCATGTTGCTGTTTAACACACGTAGATCGGGTTACAATGTCAAGAGTTTCCAAAGCAATTACTTTAACTCAACCACATTCCCTGATGACACCTTGCCCGCAGAGACCAATACCTGGCTCACAGCGTCGGGCAACAAAGATGACGGTTCTATGTATGCTGGACGTCAAGCACAACGCAAGTTAGTTGTGTCTGCCATGAAGTCAGGCATCGACACCAGTTTGGCAGCAAGAGAAGAACAAAATCAATTCAACTTAATTGCGGCTCCTGCTTATCCTGAACTGTTGACCAACTTAGTAGCACTCAGCAACGAACGTGCCAACACACTGTTCTGCGTGGGCGACACACCCATGCGCTTGGCAGCCAATGGTACAGACCTTGCAACTTATGCTACCAACAATGGAGGCCTAGGCTTGCCAACTGAAGATGGATTGACTGTGGGCAGTGCTTATGCTGCCGTGTTCTATCCAAGTTGCCAGACCACAGATCTGTCAGGTAACACAGTTGTGACAGCACCAAGTCACATGATGGTACGCACAATCCTGCGCAGTGATGCAGTGAGCTACCCATGGTTGGCACCTGCTGGTACACGCCGTGGTGTGGTTGACAATGCTGAAGCCATTGGTTATATCAATGCTACCACCGGTGAGTTTGTGCAAACTGCTGTGGGACAAGGCATACGTGATGTGTTGTATCAAGAAAATATCAATCCAATTACGTTTATTCCTGGAATTGGTATCACCAACTTTGGTAACAAAACACGCCAAGGATTGACCACAGCACTTGACCGTATCAACGTTGCTAGACTGGTGGCATTCTTGCGTGGCCGCCTAGAAGAAATTGGCAAACAATACTTGTTTGAACCCAATGATCAGATCACACGCAACGAAATCAGCAACACCATTAACAGTTTGATGATTGACTTGATTGCTAAACGTGCTATCTATGACTATTTGGTTGTGTGCGATTTGAGCAATAACACACCATCACGTATTGACCGCAACGAGTTGTGGGTGGACATTGCAATTGAACCAGTGAAAGCAGTGGAGTTTATCTACATTCCGCTGCGTATCAAGAACACTGGAGAAATTTCAGGCGTGGCAGCATGATGAAACAGGGGGCCTTTTATCAGGCCTCCATTTCAGGTAAATAAACACAACAGGAGAAATAACAAATGGCAGTTTCATCATTACAGAGAATGACAGTACCCTTGGCCAGCGATCAAAGCTCGACCACTCAAGGTCTGTTGATGCCCAAACTCAAATATCGCTTTAGAGTGATGTTTGAAAACTTTGGTGTGAGCACACCAAGAACCGAACTAACCAAGCAAGTTGTAAACATTGCTCGTCCCAGTTTGACCTTTGAAGAAATAGCATTGCCAATTTACAACTCAACACTGAAACTGGCAGGTCGTCATGCCTGGGCTGACACCACATGCAGTCTTCGCGATGATGCATCGGGTGCTGTGAGCCGATTGGTTGGTGAACAGTTGCAGAAACAAATGGACTTCTTGGAAATGAGCAGTGCTGCATCCGGTATTGACTACAAGTTTACCACCAAGGTTGAAGTGTTGGACGGTGGTAACGGTGCCAACGAACCAGTGGTGCTGGAGACATGGGAACTTTATGGTTGCTATTTGAAAGCTGCCAACTATGGTGATTTGAACTATGGCTCAAACGAAGCAGCTACAATTGAAATGACCATTGCTTACGACAATGCCAATCAAACACCTGAAGGCACCGGAGTCGGTACTGAAGTTGGTAGAACTCTTGGTGATGTAGTAACAGGCGCAGGCCAGGCTGCTTAAACATGGCATTTGGACAAGACTTCCTAAAAGGAGTCACCCAAGGCATAGACTTCAAGAGTTTTGGTAAACAGCTGGCCGGCGGGTTTATTGGCAACAACGTCTTGCGTGATTACCAACACGCAAGTCGTACATTTACTACCAACGCCTACGAACTCAAGCCTAGATATAAATTTCTTTTTCATGTGAGTTTCACACTCAATATCACAGAGGTTCCTTTTTTAAATTCAGTGTTTTCTTCTGATGACATAATGAATCTCAGTCTCACTGTAAAGACCATAGACCTACCAAAATTTCAAATTGAGACAGACACACTGAATCAATACAATCGCAAAAGAATCATACAGAAAAAACTCAATTACGATCCCATCAATGTGACATTTCATGACACCAGCAATGACTTGAATCGCAAGTTGTGGTACTACTACATGAGTTACTACTACAAAGATCCCACACAAAGATACTTAGATCCCAACAACACCAATGGCACCAATGGCGAAAGTTCGCTGCGACAAGCTGGCTTTGGTTACAATGATCGAGACATCTACGACAGTCAACGTATTGGCAATGTCAACGACTGGGGTTACATTGGTGAAGCCTACAATGATGGCAACGCTGCTGGCACCACAGGCAAACCACCATTCTTTAGAGACATCAGAATCTACGGTATGGACCAACGCAAGTTTGCCGAGTACATCTTGATCAATCCCATAATCACATCCTGGGGCGGTGATCAATATGACTACACTCAAGGCAGTGGTATTATGCAAAACAACATGACCATTGCGTATGAAACTGTGAAATTTTACTCAGGTGCGTTGGGTCGAGCACAATCAGGCGGCGATCCCAACGTACAAGGTTTTGCCACAGACGCACACTATGACAAAACTGTGAGTCCCATTGCCAGACCAGGTGCCAACGCCACTGTGTTTGGCCAAGGTGGTTTGTTGGATGCAGGTGCTGGCATCATTGGCGACTTGCAAAGCGGTTCGGTACTGGGCTACATTGGTGCTGCACAAAAAGCTGCCAGACTCAACAAAACATTCAAAGGCAAAAATCTTGGCGCTATTGCTGCCAGTGAAGCAGTGGCCTTGGGCACACAA